AATAAAAAGGTTTAGATTATGGGTGCAAAGAATCTACATCTAGAGCATTTAGAGGACGAGATTATCAATCAAGGTATTGATGGTGGTCGTGGTGCAATAAACTTTTTACAAGGTCTTAGAGATATGCTGAAAGGTAATGCATCATCAGGTGTAAAGATGACTGTAAAATGGGATGGAGCTCCAGCTATATTTTGTGGTAAACATCCTGAGACAGGTCAGTTCTTTGTTGCAAAGAAATCACTGTTCAATAAAGAACCACTCTTCTACACATCAGAGCAAGAAATCAAAGATTCAGGTGATTTATCAGGTCAGTTAAAAGAAAAGTTTCTTACATCATTCAAATATCTTTCTAAACTATCTTGGAATACTATCATGCAAGGTGATCTAATGTATACCAATGATAAGAAGATGACTAAGATTGATGGAGAGTCGTACATTACATTTCAACCAAACACAATTTTTTATGCAGTGCAAACAGACAGTGAGCTGGGTAAGAAAATAGCTAAGTCTAAAATGGGAATCGTTTTCCATACCACATATTCAGGTTCTAGTATAGAGGATTTATCAGCAAGTTTTGGTGCAAACATATCAAAGTTAGGTAGTAATTCAGATGTTTGGATTGATGATGCATCATACAAAGATGTCAGTGGTAAAGGTTCTATGACTGCAAAAGAAACTCTTGCATTGACTCAGGAGTTATCAAAGGTTGGTAAAGCATTCCATGGGATTAAGAGAAAGGACTTAGAAAAGTTTCAGGAGATACAAACTGCAATCGGTTCCAAAGGAGCTGGTGCAAGTTATAAAACATATTGTAATGCACTCATCAGGTCAGGAAAATACAAACCAACATACGATGGGTACATGAAACACTTTGAGAACTATTGGAGAGATAAGGTAGTTGGTAAAGTGAAAACAGAAAAGACAAAGGAAATCAAGAGAGAGATTGGTGAACAACTATACAATGAAATGAGGTCTCTAAAAAAGTTTCTAACAAACCTAACATTTTTCATGGGACACCTAGTGATTGCAAAGCAAATGATTATAGATGTCCTAAATAGAGTTAAGAGTATAGGAACATTTAATAAAACTGCAAATGGCTTTGAGGTAGTAAACCCCGAAGGTTATGTTGCAATTGATAGAAAAGGAAGTGCAGTTAAACTCGTAGATAGAATGGAGTTTGCATATAACAACTTTACTGCACAAAAGAATTGGGACAAATGAAGACATTTAATAATTTCATATCAGAAGCCAAAGAGAAAAGTGCAACTTTTACATTTGGTCGTTTTAATCCACCTACTACAGGACATGAGAAACTTGTCAAAAAACTTCTGTCTGTTGGTCGTGGAACAGATGTATTATTGTTTTCCTCACACTCAAATGACAAGAGAAAGAACCCACTAAATCACAGAGACAAAGTAAAATATCTTAAGAAGTTCTTTGGAAAGATTGTAGTAGATGCAAATGTAAGAACTGTATTTGAGATTTGTAACTTCTTACAAGAGAAGAAGTATGTAAACATAAACATGGTTGTAGGTTCAGACAGAGTAAAAGAGTTTGAAATGTTGATTACAAAATACAACGGAGTCAAAGCAAGACATGGTTTCTACAAATTCAAGAACATAAACATAATATCAGCTGGAGAAAGAGACCCCGATGCAGATGATGTATCAGGTATGTCTGCAAGTAAGATGAGAGAGTTTGCAGAGAAGGGTGACTTCGAAGGATTCAAAGATGGTGTACCATCAAAAGGTAAGAACCTTGCAAAGAAACTATACGATGACATTAGAAAAGGTATGGGTATCAATGAAGGGACTTTACCACAATACATGATAGAAGATTTAATTACAGAAGGTGTATATGACCCAGGCATCTTCAAAGCTGTGTTCCTAATGGGTGGGCCAGGCAGTGGTAAATCTGCAGTTGTAGATAAATTATCTCTCAAAGCTTTAGGTCTTAAGTTAGTAAACACAGACAAAGCATTTGAGAATGGTCTAAAGAAAGCAGGATTATCTCTCGATTTAAGAGGTGCAGACTTTGATAAGGTTGACCCGATTCGTGCAAAGGCAAAGAAGATTACTGGTAAGAATATGGATGCATATATCAGGGGTAGACTCGGTATGATCTTTGACACCACAGCTGCAAACAAATCTAAAATCATAAGTTACAAAAAATTACTAGACAAACTAGGTTACGAATACAAAATGGTATTTGTAAGAACCAGTCTAGAGAACGCACAAAAAAGAAATGATATGCGTGCAAGAAAATTACCTCCTGAAATAGTAAAAGGAGACTGGGAAAAGGCTATGAAATCTGCAAAGGAATACAAAAGTCTATTCAAAAGAGATTTCATAGAGATAACAAATGACGATACCATACAAGCACTAGATGCAAAGGCAAATCAATTATTCAGTAAAATGATGACATGGACATCGAAATATCCAAGTAACAAACTTGCTCTCAAGTGGAGAGAACGCATGTTGTTACAGAAAAAAGGATAAATACTATTATGGCTGCAAAGAAATACAGAGATATTAAAAAAGAGTTCCCCATAGAAGAGGGTAAACTTGTATCTGATTTTGAAAATATTCTAACTAAAATTATGGATGAACTTAAATCTAAGTTAGGTAAAGAATATAAGAAGAATTCAGAGAGAGGCCTTGCAATGATTAATACAGTCGGTGCAATGGTAGGTCATAAGGTCACAGATAAGAAACAAAGTAAAGGTAGACTGTTCCTTAAGTTTGGTGATGAAATAGAAGAAGGTGCAAAGTATACTAATGTCCATAATAAAATCAAGAAGATTAGAAATCTAAAAAGAAAAGAAGCAGAGTTTATTGCAAGTATAGACCCAGCAATATTAGGTCAAGTAGTTAAAGCACTCTCACCTATGTTTGAAGCAAAAGATATGACTGCAATCTCTTCATGGAAGAAGAAAATTAAGAAAGTCAAAGGTCTTACTAAACAACAATTACAAGTATTATCACAATTACCTACACCAGTTATCACTGCACTTATCAATCAAGTCGGTATGGTTGTAGCGGGTGATGAGAATATACAGGAAGACGCAGCTGTAGACGCTGCAAATCTCAAGGCAAAACAAACCGAAGAGATGGAAAGACTCAAAGAAAAACAAGTTGCAGAGATGGAAGCTCTTAAAGATAGACATGAAAGACAAATGGATGCAATCAATCTACAGAAAGAGAAAGAGGTTGCAAACAAACAGATAGAAGCAGAAAGAGAAGCTGCAAGAAAGGCTGCACAAAACGAATCTCTAGAAGAAAAAGCACCCGATACAGAAGATGCAATGAAGAGACATAAAGCAGGTAAAGCTGGATTCGGTGACATTACACATTTAAAAGCAAAAGGATTGATTCCAAGATCAGATGGAACTAAAAGAAAGTCACCAAAGTATGAAGACAAAGAAGAACAAGATCGAGATGTAGGTAAAAATAAGGGTACACAACCCAAGAAATACTACAAGGGTTTAGATAAAGAAACCAAACAGAAAAGAGATGCACACTTCAAACAAGGTAAGACTGGCCCTGCACCAGGCGACAAAGATGATGAGGGTAAACCTATCAAGACAAAGAAGTCTGTCCATACTAAGAAGTTTCAAAAAATGTTTGGTGAAAAACTAGGTAAGAATGCAGACGCAGGTGATTATGTAAAAGATTTCAGGAAGTCAGATGCACCACAATTTAAAGGTAAGTCTGATAAGAAGATTCAAAAGATGGCAATCGCTGCTTATCTAAGTAAAAAGGAGAAATAACACATGTGTTCATGTTGCAAATGTTGTAATTGTAATTGTTGTTAAGGGGATAATATGAGTGAATATAAACTAGGAACTGGTAATAAGAACGATAACGGTGTACTAGAACAAGGAACTGATGAGATTGTAAAATCATATCAGGAGGATACCCCTGGCCAATCAGTTGATGAGTACATAAAAGAAAAAGAAAAAGCTTTTCACGAACAAAAAAATAAAATAAAGAAACATTTCTCTCAAGTATTCGGTAATCCTCTCAAAGGATTTCCAGCAAACGAAGACTTCGAAGTAAAAGAGATTAAAGAAGAGACTGCTCCTTTTGCAATACCTGATTACCCTATGCAAAGAGTAGATATCAAATATACAGATGGTTCTTGGGCAGTTGGTGAAGAAGAAAAGGCATACGA